TTATGTAGTTATATCCACCTTATGAGGACAAATTCCACCATTTATATTTCTATCACAATTCTGCACTAAACCTTTATTAACAATACATTTATAATGTGAGGGTAATATTTCTGTACCTTCTTGACCAAACTGGCCCGTATGCCATTCTCTTTTCAGCCAACGCACATTCTCTTGTCGATATTTATATATAAAACATTGTTTTCCATCTTACTAAATGACATGATTATGCCATTTTTTTGGTAAGCTACAAACACGGGCTTCAGAAATTCTTCGATAGGAATTACTGGTTGTTGTACATTAGGCGTGGTCATTCTACCTCTTTTTGCAGAGTACCTCTGCTTTAAACAAGAAAATCGATAGGTTACACTCACTTCTCCGATTTTTTGTTATTCTATTCATAGAGAAGGAGCCCACCATAAAGTGGGCTCCAAAAACGAGTTATAGATTATAGATTTGGCTTTACAGGCTCGTCTGGCTTAGTCATGTATGACTTCAGACTCTGAAGACCTGCGGGCCCTATCTTGATACCGAGCTTAGTTAGCAACCAAGCGACAAATAGCATGATCAATCCTCGAATATTGTCATCCTTTGTTGCAAGTCCTTGCAGCTTCTCACCCAACTTTTGATCGGTATTGGTGGTCAAGGTGGTAATAGTGCTCTGAAGAGCAGGCTTCCACATCTTCTGCATCTCATCCTGGATTTCATCTGCAGACCAGGTGCCGTCACCATTCTTATCAACCTTCTCACCCAGCTTTGTTTCAAGCCTTGCAATCTCGGGTACAACATATTTCTCATTGACCTTTTCAAGCTGAGAATCGGCAACCTGCACAGCAATATCTTTTGCTGTACTTATCACCCAATCTTTTGTTACACTGCATCCCGAAATACAAAGCAGAACAGCACCTACAAATGCCAGTATTGACTTCTTCATTACAATTCTCCTTTCAGTTTACTATGAATTTCCTTTATTCCCCGTATCAATGTTTTTATTAGTCTTGACACCCGTGATTCCAAGGCATTTGTCTACACGCTCATCTGGAGTGCCCGTGATCTCGTGGTAAGATATATTGTGGAATGTTAAAAATCCTTTGATTTGGTTCCCTATCTTTTGTGCTCGTTCTTGATTTTGAGCTCGCAATCCATCACCCTTGAATTCTATATCGTCTGATGGTAAATAGAACATATACTTATAACGATCTCTGTATCTCAAAATCCGTTGGTAGTGTCTATGATAAAAGGCCATTTGGTTGTAGTCATCAAAGTCACACAAATTATAGGTATATACCATTCCCATGAGTACTGGTGAATCTGTTATTACGTACTCAACAGATTGAGGGATAGCATTCTCCCATTCCAATTGATTTTCCAATACATTATATTGATGCAAAAGAGTGCGCTGGTCATTTGACGGGTATAGTCGACACATCCCAATATGAAAGCGTGCATACTCTGGGGTATAGTCGGCATTGTGTCCCAAAAGACAAAGCGCATTAGTTAGGGCACGGCTAGCGATAGTTTTTCCTGAACAAGGGCCCCCACAAAATCCTACATAGATTGACATTACTCTTTGTCTCCTATTTTGTGTCCGGTGAGCATATCGTAGTACCAGACTCTCACTTTTCCCTTCAATGTCTCTTCTATGAATCCTCTTACTTTGTCGAAACACGATTCACACAGGTTGCACTCATGACATTCTTGATCTTTATTTGAGAAATAACCCCATGTTGCAGAGAGTGTAGCCCACTCATGACAACCCTCGTCCGGGCTCCCAGGACTACCCTTATCACATGACATACCGCATACATCACAAATGTAGCCAACTACTTTTTCAATTTCGACTTTCTTCTTGATTTCTACCATTAGTCTCCCTCTGCTGCTTGTGGGTGCCAGTAGTTTGCAATAACTGCAATTGCCTCATCAACACTTGATACCCACTGTGATATAAACTGATGCATGAAAGGATGTTTGTAGTAATCCGCTTGGGTGGTTTCTTCGTCCACCACACAAACAACCGGCTTCCGAAGTTGATAAGCCCAAGCTAACTCTGACAGAGTACCAATCGCTGGTCTTTCATCCTTTGTACCGGTTAGATTCATCAACAATACATCACAGTCTTCCACATCCTTGAGGTCCCGAGCAACCAGCATGTTGCCCAGTCTATTGCTAATGGGTGCCGAGGATACAGTGTAATGATACTTGTCCACCTTCATAATCTTGCTCTTGTCTCTTCCCCTATATGGAGAACGAGTAGCAATACCAAGCTCATTGAACTTCTCTATTGCTTCCCGTCTCCAAGTTCTATGATCTGGATGATCTTCAATCATAGCCCCCGACAGGTAAACAACGAAATCTTCTCTGACTCGACCATTATCGCCAGTTATCATGTGCGATCCCTCCAACTTACATTTGAATCCTTCAAGTCTGCTCTAAGATTTCTTATTTCTTCTAATATGTCATGATCGATTGATATTATTCGTTCCATGGCGGTCAGCAGCTGATCGAGTCTATTGTCGTATACGAAACTTGAGTTGTTTTCACCAAACGTGAACCCATTAGACATATCGACTCCTTACTATCAATGTCACTTCTTTTTCACACAAATTGCCCGACCTTCCCCACTGTACATGCTGTAGAGTAGGGTATCCCTAGACACCCTACTTGCCTCGTTTTCAGAAGGGTCGTGGATGTAGAAATAGTCATTGTCGTAGCCACATATAACCACAAAGTGAAGTAATTCGTTCTTCTTATTGTCCTTAAATCCATATAGTGAGAATGGTTTAACAACCACTATCCAAGGATTGCCTAGATTTAGTTCATATTCCATGGTCTTTTGGCTCAGGATGTCAAACACTACCTGTCTGTTCTCTACCGTTTCTGCCAATTCAGCAAACCCTCGTTTCGATACCTCTCTTCTTGACCTACCACTACGACGTCGTAGCGTGGTAGCCAACCTCTTTGAGTCCATCTCTTTGTATTCTGCCTTTATGGCGTCACCATCAGGGGTCATGTAGAGCTTGGCATCCACTCCAGCTTTCGTGAGTCCGAGCACGAGTCCTGTCTCAAGCGTTCCCTGTGCGCAATAATTGCATAGTTTGCAAATTTCATCAATGGACTTATCGATACCCCAGTAGTCTAGAACCATTTTTACACAGTATGGACCACAAGCTACAAAGTTATGCTGTTTAAGATGCCTCCAAGTATTGATACACCCTCGATTTAACATCGAGGGATTCGAGTTATCTAACATTGTTAGTTTCCTCCATATGTTCCTTCCTCGTTAGCGGATTATCAATTAAGCCGCACCTGACACCTCTTAATATGCCAGGTTTTGACTTTAGAAATACCTTTGCTATGTTGAACGCAGCATTGGCATCTCTATGGTCAAAATGTCCACAAGTTAAACATTTGTAAGATTTCCCATTTGGAGTGTTGATTGTTCCACACCTACTACACATTTTGCTTGTGTTTCTGGGATTGATGTAGTAAATGGGAATGCCAAGTAAAGATGCCTTATACTTGATAAGTGTATCAAGTTGCGTGTAAGACCATTGAGACTTTTCTACCTTGTGCTTAATTTTATTGTTAGGTTTCTTAATCCCAGAGAGGTCTTCCATCACTATGGCACAACGATGCTTCTTGGCATAATCAACAATCTGTCTTGATACTTTGTGATTAATGTCCTTTGTTCTGTTTAATTGCTTCTTTGAAAGTTTCTTTAATAGTCTTGTCTTTCCTTTCTTGGCAATCTTTGCCCTTCTGTTTCTGTAGTTTTGCTTTATGTCTCTTGCTGAAGGTCCAATCTTGATTACTTGTCCTGTTTTAATGTTGGCAATTGTTGCCACATTACCCTTTTCGTTTCTATCAACACCAATGAAAGAGGAGATAATTGGTGTAGGATTATTTTCTACCTTGTAAGAAATGGCAACAAACCATCGCTTGCCATTCTTGCCCTTTACTCTTTTCTTGAAGAACTCCACACTTTGGATATATTTTGTTAAGTGAGGAAAAACAACAGGAATACCCTCTTTGCCAAACAGAGAAGCCACATAAAGATTACCATCTTTGTATCTTACTTGCTTTTCCTTATCCGAACAAATAGGTAAAGTAGGATTAGATACTTGCTTACATTTTTTATTTCGTTGATACTTTTGAAGTAATGACTTGACAATGTTACAAGGTAGTGAGTGATTAATGGTATAATACTTACTTGAAGATTTTGTCCTATCTTGTAACATATTAACAATGGCAACCTTGGCATATCCAAGAACCTCATTAAGTCTTGGATAGCATTTGTTTGGAACTGCCATTTTTAATGTAAGTGTTTGATTTTCCATATTTTATATATCTAAATTATTTAGACTTTGTCACCAATAACCTGACCTAACCCTGGATTAAACATCCAGAGATTGCGGTCAGGAAGATACGTTCATCTCACAAATTCCTTGATCCACTTGATTGCCTCATCTATAGAGTAAGCAATCTTAGTTGCATGGTAAATATGCCATGGACTCATCTGCACTCCTTGATTGGCAATCGCTACCACAACCTTCTGTCGTTCCCATGCGTACAGCATTTCCATTGCCGTTCCTGCACTATGCTTGGTGATGTTGGCAATTACAATATCACTCAGATCAATATCGCGCTTATCCAACTCCACAATCTCTGGAGACATATGAACCTGTGTGTATTGCTCTCGATAATCTCTATCCATGGGATTGCGAAACTCATAATCGCCATTCAATTCTTTGATTACATATTCTCGCCAATCATTGCACTCACTATCTGTACAAGAGCATATGGGCCCTGCAAGATACACACATAGCTTCTTATCCATTCGTCTTTTCTCTTTCTTTTAACCAATCGTGATATTCCTTCATTCGCTGCGAATACGGAACATCCTGTGTTGGTGCTGCAATAGGCCGTGCTGCTTCTCCAGATACTACTTCCCAGCCCTGAACAACAGGATTCCAAACTAGGAACTGAATCTTGCTCTCTACTACTTCGATGTGGTAAATAAACGACACATACGGAATCTCGCCAAAATCTTTGTGTGGAACGAATCCACGAACTATTACCATTGACATAAATCTTTCCTCCTTGCTTGGCAGTATCTCATTTCAAAGGTGGTTGTCACAAATAAAAAGGAGCACCTATGACGAAGGTGCTCCTCACTTTTTTTAACAGGCCATTCTAACGAAGGCCATTGGACGCATAAATGCGCCTCATTAATTTAAAACCTCGCATTCAGTCCCCAGCCATGTGCTGCTGGATCATCCTCGAACGCTACGAACGACTACTTATTCTCATAAAGTTTTTTATAACTTATGTCACCTGAAAGTGGTATTTGATAAGCTTTAATTATCCTACAAACCAAAGGATGGCGTTGGATATCTGCCATACCTAAACGAGCAACTGCAATTTCCTTTTCTTCAGCAAAACGAAGAACCGCATCCTCTAATCCACTACGTTTATTAGTGCGATCCATATCGCTTTGCTCTAAATCACCAGTGGCAACTAATTTTGAATATTTACCGAGACGAGTTAAGAGCATTTTAAATTGATCTATAGAAGTATTTTGCGCCTCGTCTAAAATCACCCAGGCATCAAGACTCATTCCGCGCATATAAGCAAGAGGAATTATCTCAATAGCGCCCATGTTAATCAATCTCTCTGTCTCTATCTTACCAAGAATTTTTTCTAACGAATCATAAAGTGGACGAAGATAGGGAAAGATTTTTTCCTTTTCATTACCAGGAAGTGCTCCTAATCTTTCTCCTGCAGCCTCAATTGCTGGACGTGTTAAAACAATTTTATTACATTTTCCTTCTATCAAGTCTTTTATTGCAGAACGAATACACAAAAAAGTTTTACCAGATCCCGCGGGACCAATCACTAATGTAATAGGATGTGATTCCATTAACTTTACGTACTCTAACTGCCCTGGTGTTTTCGGCTCAAATCTACTTAGTGCATCTTTATTAACCTTTGTTCTTGCTGGATGCTTTGATTGCACTTCTCGAACTTCCCGAGCTTCATTTCTGGATCTTCTTTGACTCATAGTGATTTTGTCCTCCTAGTTAGGGAAACAAAAAGACTCCCGCAGACATAGTCTGTTGGAGTCTTTGTAATGAGCGAAATTGTGAACATGTATTATTTATACTAGATTATCTCGTACTTGTCAGGACTAATAAACACTCCGTCATCAATCATTTTACCTGTGGAGGTGTCAACATTTGATGGAACCTGTAAGGTCTTTGGGAATGGTCCACATCCAGAAGCTTTGAACAACTTGTTAGAGCCCCTATACCTTGCCGTGTAGTTCCAGCAGATCGGAATGCCAAATTCATGAGCACCTATATCAAAATCACCAAACTGAGGTCTGGTAGTTCCTTCGTAATCTGTAGTAACTCCCTCACTTGTAAGGTTGGCTCCCGTATTATATAGAGCACCCGTTTTTAATATATGCAAGTCTTCAGATCCAAGAGTTACACTAATGAAATTTGCTGTACTGTATGCTATACTTTGCAAGCTAGGTGTAATTGCCTCTGTATTCTTGGTGGCATCATTTGCACCTTTTGTAATCGTTCCCCCCCAACTCAAGAAGTAATTTCTACTATTGGATCCCAGGTAATTATTTTCAGATATAATATCAGTTCCAGTTTCAGGTAAAAACGTAACTGAACTGACTCCCTCGTCAATAATTCTGATTGTACAGTTATACACCTTTATTTTAGTATTTCCATTTCGTGTTGCTATGGCTCCATCACCTAAAGATCTCTTTATAATAACACAGTTTTTAACCACGTGTCGATTTGCGTTGGTGGTTACAGGACAATTATCAAACCGTACAACAGGTGTTCCAGCACCTATTATACAACCGTCTACAATGCAGGTGGCGTCAGTAGATATATTGGAAAACTTAATTCCCGTGCCGAATACATCATATATAGAAAGGCCTGGACCTATTCTCACATATCCAACAGAACACCAGGGAACTCCATTAAAAGATGCCCTAGTAGTATTATTAAAAACACCCAGGTGTCCGTATCCTGCAGCTGCTCTTATCCAAATATAATGACTAGCATCAACCGTCCAATCGGCAGGTAAAAATCCTACACCTGTAGTTGTAGCATCATAAATTTCTGCTATTTCAATGGTATCTCGTGTTACTATGTTACCTCTTCGAGCAGCTTCCCAAGATCCTAGTGTTGAATAATCTCCACCACCAGCTGCTTTGATTGCTTTGATTATCGTTGTAACCATCATCTCTCTCCTTATACTATGGTATTAGCATCGTTAGCTAATGCTATATTACCGGGCACAAAACGAATATCTGCTACTCCGTTGTCCTTACAAACATTAGTGGTGGCCACGTTGCCTGCATTCTCTAATGAATTGATGTTGATTCCATATCCCAAGTTCTGAACACAAATGTTACCAACTATACTATTGTCATCTCCACCCTCTTTGGCAACATAGATACCATTGGCATTTTGATTGCACGTATTACCCTGAATAGTGTTCATCTTAGAAACTACTAAGATACCATCGTACTGGTGACCAGCTATTGTATTGTCTACAACCTTATTCCACGCACCCTTCAACATGATACCATAGTTCTGTCCATCAGTTATTCTATTATCAGTGATGCGATTATCTGTAGATGTCTCGTCTACAAACACTGATTCCAGGAACATATGCTGTACTCGGTTCTTACTAAAATGGCAGAAAGTAGAAGCAGTAAACATTGCCGCTCGATCACAATGATCAATCCAGCACTTTTCTACCGTGGCATCTTCTGCAGCGTTGAAAACGAATGCTCCTAGTGTGTTTATTGAATTTATTACCTTCAATCCAGAAATCCGTACTCCGAAGCCATTAATGATGAAGTTCCAAGGTTCATTCTGAAAATCAATTATCACACCACAGATACTTTCACCATATATGTTGGTACACCCGGGTACGGTGATAGTCTCGTGGGTCACATAGATACCACTCTTCACATAAATCGATACTGCACCATCATTTATAGCATCCATGATGCTGCCATAGTCACCCTGTAGTGGATAGTAGGGTGAAACTACCACAAAGTCTACCATTCCATATCCATCAGCCATGTTTGTCTCCTATGCAAGTTGAGCAATCACCAATCTATAATAAATACATTTATTATCGATAGTTTAGACAATAAATGGGAGACAACTGCCATTTATCCGCATCCAGAAAAGCCACAATCTAGGCACTTGGGACAGCCGTTCTCTCGTACCAAGTTCTTTGATCGGCACTGTGGATTGAGACATTTCAAACTCTTGTAGTTTTGAATATATGCCTTCAGTGTGCGACCAATCGCTCGCCCAAATGAAGTGACGGTGCCCTTGGATTTCATTAGTTGAGCCACAATAAACTCAATGTCGGTCCCGTGTCTCAAAGCTGTTGAAATCATTCGAGTTAGAGCCTCGTGCTCATCACTTTCAAATAGAGTGTTGATATCTTGCAGTACCCAGCCATCTTCACATTCAAGATTATATCCATTCCCTTTGATCTTGATGAGATTACCCTTCTTGATACGAGGTGGTAGCGTCACATTCTTTGGCTGAAACGCAAATACTTCGTACGGATCACCTTCAAGTAGGCCCACCAGCACAATCCACTTCTTGCTGGCTGCCGTAATCTGATGAATATCACACGGCAGGCTCTGTGGTCTCTTTGGTGATATCGTCTTGCTTATCTTGGTGGGATGCTCCACTGTTGAGGTTGCAGCAAGCACAGACAGCATAGTTCCTTCTCGATAAACCGTGCAGCCCTTGATAGTACCTGTATTATAAGCATCTATGTAAAGCCGCTTGAAATCCTCATATAGATGATCATGTGGAACATTCACAGTCTTGCTCATCGCACTATCCAAATACTTTGAGAACACTCTCATCGTATTTAAGTGATCATCTAGGCTCAGCTCCTTTGTGCAGGCTGCCCAATCTGCCTTTGAATCCCATTCCCCTCTTTCCATTAAGCATTTTACAGCGTAGTCACACGTAGGAACTTCTTTTACGAGGCCACGACTACGATCAAACTTCCACACATCACCTTCGAAGTGAATGACAAGAATATTCTCATCTCCTTCTTTCTTCCACTCCCAAGAGCTCGTTGACTCGAAGGTTTTAGTCTCCCATCCTATATTCTTGGGCACATCTAACCCCGTAGAAGGATGAGGTTGAACAGCAGTTCGAATATAGCTACTGAATACAATAGGCTCGAGGCCGCCACTAATATTATTTGATAGAGAGGACGTATTACCAGTTGGCTGAACAGAAAGGAGATGCGAATTACGAAGACCATACTTCCTGATCAGCTCTTCTGTTTCCTCGCTAAGGTTCTGAATAAACTTTCCTTGCAAGAATTTCTCAGCATCAAACAGCGGAAAACACCCTTTTTCTTTAGCGAGAAGGGATGAAGATTGATATGCTTGATTGGATATAAACTCCATTAATTGATCAGTCATTTCCAATGCTTTTGGTGAACCATAACGGACCTTCATGAGCATCAAGGCTGATGCGTACCCTACTACTCCAAGACCCATTCTTCTTTTACTCTGAATGTTATCTTTCTGCTCTTCAAGTGGGACCTTTGTTCGATCATTCACGTTATCCATCATACGAACGGCCACAGGTATAACTTTCTTTAGTTTGTCATAATCCCAATTCCCATCCTTGATAAACTGTGTTAGATTGAACGAACCCAGAAGACAAACCCCTCCCTTAGGTAAGTATTGTTCTCCACAAGGATTACATGCAGACAAATGCTCAATATACCAAAGATTGTTCCACCTGTTCACCGTGTCTATGAATATAATGCCAGGTTCATTTCTGTTGTAGGCTGACCTCATGATCAAATCCCACAGTTCGTTGGCATCCTTAAACTCTTTGTATACCTTTACTGGCAAGCCCTTTGCTTTCCATCCTTTGAGATCTCCGTCCCAAATCTCATTGTACTCGGTCTTACGGCCTTCATGAAACAAAAACTCATAGTCTGGGAACTCCAGCTTCCAAGGCAAATGATTGATAACAGCTTCCATGAACTCGTCTGTTGCCAATACTGACATGTTGAACTTTGTCAGCTTACCAGGAGCCTGTTTAGCTGTTATGAATTCTTCAATGTCAGGATGCCAACATGATTCAGTTACCATCATGGCACCCTTTCGAATCTTTTCTTTACCTTTTATGTTGCTTTTTTTCTTACCTGAACCACTTGTAATAACATCAGAAATGACATCCCAAATATCAAGGAACTTTACTGTTCCTGGAGACTCATTGGCAATGGCATGAATGAACGCACCACGAGGGCGAAGTACATCAATGCAAACTCCATAGCCACCTTCACTTTTGAGGATCAGCATTTGCCTTCGCAACTCGTCTATGATACTATCGACTGAATCCTGTTTCGCACCTATGAATCCTGAAACGAAACAGTTGATCATAGTGGTACCAGACAGATTCGTTCCAGCATTACTTAAAATTCTTCCACCAGGAACAAATTGGAAGTGTTCAAGTATATCGAGAAATTGTTCCGTCCAACCGTCTTTGTCGTCTTCTATTGAAGCCAGATCACTCGCCATTCTAATATGTGAATCATTAATATCATTATCTGTGTAAAACTTATATGTCTGTTCCCAAATTTCCTTACTAAATTCATTCGTGAATTGAGTATTACGCTTTGTCATTATACCTCTATATTTATGTATACCTATATTTCCTGTGGATAGAAAATCCTCACCACTATTTTAGTAAAAGGGATTATCAATAGATCAGGAAGGATTTTGATACCGAACGAGTTCAACGCCTGCTTCTTTGAGGATGGATCCAGCAAATGTATAGTCCAATTGAGATTGTGGATTAGGTAAATCTTTGTAAACAACTCTCTTGATACCAGACTGGATAATCAAGAGTGCACAGCTGGAACATGGATGAAGAGTTAGATAAAGAGTCCAGCTATTTAGATCTGTCTTACTATTCAATATGGCATTTATCTCGGCATGGATAACATACTGATACTTTGTTGGACGTACCCATCGAGCATCATTCTCCATTAGTCCAGTTGGAAATCCGTTGTAGCCAGTGTGCATTGTTCGTTGGTCGGGTGATACAACAACAGCACCTACCTGCGTTATGGGATCTTTTGACCTAAGAGCCACCGACTCGGCTACTTTCATCCAGGTCTCTTCCCATGTGATTGGCTTTCTCATTCTTTCTTTCCCAATAATAATTGTTTATAAACTGTCATTGATTCAAGTAGTATATCTCTTTCGTTCTCTAAATCCTTAGTCCAATCAGCTAAAAAGTCTGAACTGGACCATTTCTTCTCTTCCCCCACTCTGAATAATACTTGAATGCCAAGTCGCTGGCAAATCTCCCATTCTGGAATACTAGAAGGATCTTTCCTGTCTCCACCCTTGGTAAAAATGTGTGGCTGAATTTGTTCGAGAGCCACACACACTGACTGGTCATTCTCTATCTCAAAAGGGATTACATAATCAACACCACGAATCGCCGAAACAATACGACACCGAGTATCTAAATCCTGGAATGGTTTACCCTTTTTAGCTCGCAAGAAAGAATCGCCATTCACAATAACCACCAAATAATCAGCGATCTTTTTAGATTCAATGAGACAGCTAATATGTCCAGGATGTATAGGATCAAAGCCACCAGAAGTGCAAGCAATTGTACCTATAAGAACAGCCTTGAGACCCCTGAAGTCGTCGAGGCTAATTATTGGTGCGTAGGTGTTCATTACTTCGCACTTTCTGCGTGTTTACATTTTGGATACAAAGAACAGCCATAGAACACCTCGCCAGTGGTCCTGTTCTTACGTTCAAGCAGTTGCCCTTTCTTACATTTGGGACATTTTTTCCCCACTGCTTTGGGTGGTATTCTTATCTCACCCTGCTCGTTGGCTGTAACCTTACAACCTTTACCCTTATAGTTTTCACATCCATAGAAGACTGTTCCCTTTGACGAGGTCATCTTCCGTAACTCACCACCACACTCTGGACATGGTGTTGCGAGTTTTTCAATTTGTCGCTCAACTGGTTTCTCGTCCTTATCCATATTGAATGTCTTTTTGCAGTCCTTATTCGAACAAGCCAAGAATCTTTGATTATCTTTCCTGTTCAGTTTTACAAACATCTGAGACTTGCACACTGGGCATGCTTCGGCTGAAATCTCATTTGTGGCAAACTTGGTCTTCACCACTTCAATCGTATCGCTCAGTTCCTTGTAGAACTTTCTCAACAGCTCAAGACGAGTCTTCTTACCCTCTGCCACTTCGTCTAATTCTGTTTCCATCTGGGCAGTGAAGCTGACATTGATCAGATTACTAAAGTGTTCTTTCAAGAAATCCGATACCTCTATACCTTTTGGAGTGGCCTCGTAGGCTTTTCCACTTGTCTTCACATAGCCACGAGCCAATAATGTCTTTGCTACAGTTGCATATGTTGATGGTCTTCCTACCCCATTAGCTTCGAGCTCTTTTACAAGAGAGGCATCTGTATAACGTGCAGGTGGCTTTGTCTCGTGTTCGACCGATTCGATCTTAATCTTTGTTAGTTTTTGTCCAGCTGTAAGATCTGGTAGTGCCAACTCTTTTGCATCTGTATGTGTCCAGATCTTCAAATAACCATCAAACACTTGAGTTTGACCAGAAGCTTTTAAGGCTACTTTACCAGCTTTTACATTTACCTCAACCTTATCATAAACCGCTGGTACCATCTGAGATGCAACTGTTCTTCTCCAAATCAGCTCTAACAATTTCTTTTCATCTGGATCGTGGACTGCCATCAAAATTTGTGGTAGGTCATCGAAATGTGTAATTCGTATTGCCTCGTGTGCCTCTTGACTGTTTTTGCTTTTATTTTGATACACGTTAGCAGATGTAGGGAGATACTTGGGCCCTGTAATCGTTGGAATCAAGACACGAACCCCATCAACTGCCTCTTTCACTATAACTACACTATCTGTGCGTATATAAGAAATGTGCCCACTTTCATACAACTTCTGGGCCACCTCCATTGTACGATCACCCTTCCAACTTAGGGCCCCTGACCCTACCTGTTGGAGAGTTGATGTTATAAATGGAGCAGGTGGATTCTTTCTTTCCTGACTCTTATCAACCGATTCCACAACGAACTCTTGTTCTTCGAGATATTTTACGATCTTTTCCGCCATTTCTGCCGAGGAAATACTGAGTTTATCTTTCTGAACGAACTGGACTACGAACTCCTCTTTTCCAGTAGAAAGTGTAACTTCAATCGTCCAATACTTGACTGGCTTGAATGCATCGATTTCCTTCTGCCTGTCCACTATCATTCGCAGGCCCACACTTTGCACACGGCCTGCCGAACGACTTTTCTCTTCCTTGGTCTTCTCATGTCTCCAAAGAAGAGGGCTGATCTTGAAACCCATTAATCTATCCAAGATTCTGCGAGCCTGCTGTGCCTCAACAAGGTTGGTGTCAATGGTGGTAGGATTAGCAATTGCATTGGTAATTTCGGTTTTTGTAATTGAATTGAATCGCACTCGATGGAAGGTAAGACCTTTCTTATCTAGTGCTAGTTTCACGAAATAACTAATTCCTTCCCCTTCGCGGTCCCCATCCTGCGCCAAAAATACTTCGTCAACATCCTTTGCAACTTTCTTTAGGTCTGCAACTGTTTCCTTCTTCTTAGGGATAACAACATACTCAGCCTCGAAATCCTTCTTCACATCGATGCCAAGACCCTTCGTCGGCAAGTCCATGATATGTCCCATGCTGGCTTTTACTATGTAATCAGGGCCTAGAAAGGAGCCTATCTTCTTTATCTTTCCTGGCGACTCAACTACTACCAATTTCTTTTTTGCCATTATCTTCCTCTCCGAGATACTCTCGGCTCGATTTCGAGAACAACAGTGTTGTTGACAACTTTTATGTTTACAATCTTCTCTAAGGGTGATATTCCCAAACGTGCACTTGCTGCACCCGTAAGTATTTCAACAAATCGTTGTACACTCCAAGAGTTGGTTCTCTCAGGTTTATTCATAGGCATTTTTGATAATCCCGTCTCTACAAAAATGGGCTGCACTCACCCAGAGTACAACCCATTGATCCTAAACAAAGTGTTACTTCAGAGATGGTGGCAACTGCACTACTGGTGTGGCAGGTACAACAGCAGAAGGATCGATCTTAGCGGGACCACTTGCCTCTCTTTTCAAGTTTCCAACCGCCTTCTCAATTAGTACACCGGCCAGGTCTCCAGCTTCCTTCAATAGACTAATCCCATCCTTGGCTGCATACTGTGAAGCATACTGCCAAGCTTGCTGACGAGCTGCTTTCTTCTCATCCTCTGTCAGAGTGCCATCTTCCGAGGCAGCCTTACGAGCCTTTACATAGGTCTGGTATGTTTGCATTACACCGGCTTCGACATAGAGAAGAACATCGTCCCACTTACGATCTGTGGTGCGATCAATATTAAGCTTCCTCTGAAGCCATAGCCATCCCATACCTACGACAGTGATAATCAAATTGAAGAACTGATCTTGACCCATCATAGATGTTCCGGCATCGATGACCTGCTCAACAATCTTGAAAAGCGAATCAAACATTTTCTACACTCCTTTCATTTTTTGAGTGGATTTACATTATCTCCAATAATTTCTGACATTTTCTTTTGATTACCGCGTTTTATTTGTTTAACATCATATGCCGCTTCTTCTCGAGCTCTATTAATAATAGTACTGCCCGTGTTGTGTGTAAGCGGCTTCAGAAACGGAAGTCGCTGCTTGAGTGCAACATTGCACTTGTCACAAGAAAGAGGTGGAAAATCTTGGTTAATGGGATTTCTCACCACTCTTTCTTGACCACACTCTGGACAATAGAAGTCGTATAAAACCACCTTATGCTCCTGGTTTCTTCTCCTCCAGCGGATTCTCTAGTGCGTCGTTCTCTTCCCACAGAGTTCCATACTTCTCTACGATCTCTGGGAAGTCTTGTAATGGATAACTACACAGCTTCGCACCTTCGAAGTCCTCGACTCTCAACAGCTCACGCAGAACATGGAGAACCTGACGTGCCTCATCGAGTTCATCGTACATTGCAAAAACTGTGAGTGCAAATCTGAATGGGGTTACACTGGCATGGGGAACCTTGATTGGGGATAGACGAGCAACTCGCTTAGAGTTGCCGTCGCTCTTCAAGCATAGAATGCGCTTGGAATCAACTGCCTCCAAGGCTACTGGGTACTTGGTCTTCAAACTCTCGATGGTTGTTTGAAGTTGAGGAAACGTGATAACCGTTGACTTTCTCTTTGCCATATCTTACTTACTCCTTACTACTTACCTACGGAATATCAAATCTTGTATCAGTTGGATTTGTACTCGATGTAATGGGTCTTTGACTAGTGGTCTGTCCTAACAAACTTTTAGCCACTTCTTGTCTCTCTACTATATTTTCATAACGCTCAAACGTAAAATCCTTGTTTACGAATGGTGTCTGCGTTGTAATGTCCTTGTGTAATCCCGAATCAACATTGTCATCAAATCCTAAATATGACAAATTGTAAGTGCCTGGTTGTAGATTGAACTTCCCTGTGCTGCCTTTGATCTTTATTTCCAGATTATATGGACCTGCAGGTCCACCATCAACACCAATTGCTTCTAGTTGACCTCTTAGTGTCGTTCGATTAACCGAATCCTTCACTACGTCTCGAACAAATCGGACTCCATTAATTACGACCGACGCCCCAGACATATGTGAAATCGGGTGAGACCCTAATCCAACCAAGTGACTATTCACTAGATCAATATCGGAATAAAAAATGATGTCACCATCAATCACTACACTCCGATTTAGTGCATCGTCGACGGTGTTTAGCAAAGTGCCTGGAACTGGAAACTTACTCACATCAGATACCGACATAAAAGTATCAGTGGGTAGCAAAGGTTGAATCAGCACTACATTGATTGGTAGCTTCACGTCTGGGATTACCACCTTCACAGGTGTTGGTGGAAATGCTGTGTTACTAAAAGGTGGAGTAATCCGTATATTGCCCTCTGGAGGCAGATCACGCTCTGCCGACACCAAAGTAGAAAACGCGACATTGGCAGTGCTTCTTTGATATACTCGTACCCAGGCTACGATTCCAGGTGAAGTATAAATTTGTATCCACTCGACTGGAGATCCAATAGTTCTTTGGACAAAAAATTCGTACGTCACATCCAACCTTTGACCAGGGCTAAACCGACGAGGCTGACCACCAGAGTCAAACCTTAGTCGGGTCCGAACACAGGTATCACCCACGAAATCGTTGACTACAGTATAATCTATATTTTCTCGAAGTTGCGTAACACCATTAAATATAACACTAGATCTACCATAACGAACAGGTCCGCGAATCAGATCAAGAGGATAACTGGCACCAAATGGTCGCAGGTCAATCTCAAACGCTCCCAAGAACTCAACATCCACACTTGGATATACTAACTCATTTATGGGATGTGAAAAAATGGGACTGGAGATACCTGTAAGTGTGTTGCTTGACAAATCCCTCCCCGTGTATGTGATACTTTCTTCTGTTGCACTCCCTCGATTCACAACCACTAAACCATCATTAGGCAATCTCGATACATCACGCAAAGAAATCGTCGTGGCACCAGGGCCAAATGCTACAACGACAAAAGAATGAACCTCCAGATCGTGATCAACGAACACTTCTGTTACTTTTCTGATCCATCGTATTTCATCTACTGGAACACCAGGAAGTGGGTCAGTAGGTGGATTGATCTCCACCACATCCTTCAGTCCCAAAAAAACTGAAATCTGTTGCGTATCATCATTATAAACTGAATCAAGAATCTCGTGTTTTGTCATAATCCTATTCGTATTATAGTCCCACCACCACCCTTATTGAATCGACGCCGCTTAGCTTTCTTTGTTGAAGGCTGATTAGATATCGTTACCTTCACCCTCTCGGTACATCCACATTTGAAGCAAGCCCTCTCGGCTGAGATTGGCTGCCCGTTACCATCTATTAGTGGACTTATCACACCACAATTTACACACTTGTAAGCTTCCATCAATACACATCCTCTCCGTTGCTTGTTAGAGGCCTGTTACCTTGTAATAACTTTTTTATGATCTTGTCAACCTTCTTATATAAAGCCTCAATCGTACTATCATTATTTATGAATATTTCAAATGGATACATGTCCAAATCCGTTTCAGAGATATGATTGGCACCAGTTGAAGGTGGAATGGACCTAACAACACGCCATATCTGAGCATCTTCAGAAATATCTACCGCAAACGCTTCGTTCTTATATCTAAGATCAGTAATCACCCATCGCCCTCGCTCATTTGCACATTTACGAAGAACATATCGAACCCAACAATCGGTATCTAAGTCTCGCATGCCCTGGGCAAACCCCTGCATCTGCAGACGAGCCCATTCCGGCTTGGTGGTGTAATATTCTTCGTACGTTCCACGATGCCAGATTCCAGGACACACCTTCTGTATTAGCTGATCAACTTCACTGGCTCGTGACTCTTTGTTCAACACTTCCCGAGCTATTTTCTTATTCCAGAATTCTCGAGATTCAGGTGTACTATTGTCATAATTTATGCAAATTTTCTTGACCTTATCAGCAAATCTCAAAGCCTTGAATCCATATTTAGAAACAAGATAATTACCAATTGAATCCTTGCCATGTTGCATCTTGCCTGATACGGCAATGACCAAGTTACTCCTTTCCATGACCTTCCCTTTCTATTACTCTTAACAGCTTGTACCTACCATCAGGCAAACTCAGTAAACATTGTAAAACCTCTTCCTTACTACCCTCTATCGTTTCTTCTTCTGTATTGTCACTCAATAATTGTGTACGCTTTGCTTGTAAGGCCTGCAACTCTTGCCGTATCCTCTGTATGTTCTGTGTTGCCGTAAAAACTGCCACAATATTGTGCGCATTGACGAGAGAAGACGAAGAACCACCAGACAGGCTGTCAAGTTCAGCAGCCGTTCGATGATATTCCTTCGTCTTCTCTTCTATGCACTCTTCAAGGAGTAGCAACTTACTTTTCACGACTTCCACTTCCTTTGTTTTAGATATTTTTTGGACAGTTTGGTTCTGGCTTTGGTTCTACTTTCTTACCTTCGAGTTCAGATATCTTTACCTGTAGATCAGCAATCTGCTTTTCAAGATCGGCAACCTTTTGCTCGAGATCTACAATCTTCTTGACCATTTCTTGATTGAGATCACCCATCCTCTTTAAATCACCAACCATTTCCTTTAGGGCCTGATTTACTGCCTCAAGAGACTGAAGCTTCCGCTCCAAATCTGCCTTTTCGTTAATACCCTTGAAGAGTTGCTCATCCTTGTCAGCCCTAATCTTACCAAATCTCTCGGCATCAGTTGTTGATTTATCGTAGATAAATTTGTAGCCAATTTTATCAAACCAATCGTAGATTCTGTACATTGGACGAATATAGCCAATGTGAGTGATAAACTGGCCACCGGTGCCACGACCCATATTGACAAGACCAACCAATTCGTTGGTCTTCTCGAGGAAGCAGGGGCCACCACTATTACCAAAAATACATGGTGCATTGATCCTCATGAAGTCAGGATCAACTTGTGTAACTTCACCAAACGTTGGGATTGGCTTATCGGCAAGAGCAGCACCCATGACACGGACCTTATCAAACATTTTCAGTGCCTTGAGTGTCTCCCTGGTAGGAAGCTTACAAACAGGAAGTGGTTCTGGTGTTTCAATTTTGAGGAGAGCAACGTCATCACCACACTTTTGCTTCGTATCTGGATCAACTGTTTCCCTATCAAACACCAAGTTGCCATCATCATCAATATTAGCCACAACGTTAGAACTATGAGCAATAAC